AGAGATAGTTCTTCCAATTGGAAAAGTCCATAAAGGATTCCAAGTACAAAAATTATTAGTCGGAGTATCTGTAGCTTGGTCGGCTGCTGCGATGTTGTTTTCGGTAAAGTCATTACCATTACCACTTTCATCATCACCTAAGTCTGAAGCATCTGCGAAGTCTAAGTAGAAGCCATTAGTACCATAAGAGCCTGTATAAGCTTTAGGTTTCCAAATACCACTATCTTCATCAAACTCACCAAACTCTGTTGGTGCTAGTGCTTGACCATCAACAAAATGTGTTTCAGCTACATACTCTGAAGCATAAGTTTGCATATTTACACCATGTCCTATTCTATGTGCTATTCCAGTATTTACTCCACTATTGTAATTCTGAGCTATATGACTAACTACAGAAGTAGTAGGTGCTAATACACCATTTACATATATTTTAACTCTGTTAGTATTTGTTCCTTGTGTTGTATCAACTGCACACACAAAATGATACCAAGCACTTGTATCTCTATAAAGAGCATCCGTACGATAATATCCTGTGTAATTACTATTAGTATAAAAAGAAACTTGTAAAGAATTATTAGTGTGATGCCCTATTCTAAAAGAAGGTGAATTGGCTGCATAATCCCCTGCAGAAAAAAGTGTAGACCATTCTGATACTCCCGAATTAATATGAGAAAATTTTACCCACGAAGAAAAAGTAAATATTTGTTGATTACCATTACTTGATGGTGTTCTACTTAAATATTCACTGTTAGCTCTTTCTAACTTCAAAGAGTTATCAATATCATACCCTGTAGATATGCTTCCACGATTAGCTGTGCGTTGTAATACTTCCATAAATTATTAAGTTTGTGCTAAGTTCTGTACTCTTCCTATTTCTTGCCAGACTGAACCGTTGTAACGGAAACTAAAAATGTCTGTCTTGTTAGCTGTAGCAGTCACCGTAGGAGCTGTACTAGCTGCAAATTCAAATACTGTGTTCCAAGCAATTGTTCTTGGTGTAGCACCTTGTGCAAGTTCTACAGAGATTATAGCACCTTCTACAGCGTTACTTGGTGCTGAGAATGTTGTGTTCTCAGTTGTAACGTGATAAGCGTTAGCTGCTGCTGTAGAGTCCCATGCAACTGCATTAGAGCTAGAAGTTAATGCAACTTGTGCAATCCTAGCTGAACCTGAAACAGATATGCTACTTGCAAGTTTATCACTTGTTACTGCATCATCTTGAAGTGTAGCAGTGGCTACTGAATCATTGGTTGGAGCATTAATACTTGTTTGTGTATATGAAATAGCTTCTACAGCTACACCGGTTGCAGGGGCTGTAGAGAATGTTAATGTAGTTCCAGAAGTACTATAGTTAGCCTTGCTCTGATAAACTCCATCAAAATATACTTGTACGTTGTTCTCACTTACAGGAGCTACAGACAGTGTTAAAGTTGTATCACTGTTATCACCTGTCATAGTGTCAACAATCATATTAGAACCACTAATGCTACTTCTAATGTGATAAACTGTAATGACTCTACCGTTTGCAGGAGCTTCAGAGAACGTTAAAGTAGTTCCTGAAACACTGTAACTGTCTTGTGCTTGGAAGCCACCATCAATAAATACTAATAAATTGTTTTCACTTGTTGGTGCTGTTGTAAGTGTAAAGGTTGTATCACTACCATCACCTGCAAAGATTTGAGGTTCCATAGCTGAACCAGCTCCACCACTACCTGCAATAGCTCCCCATTCACCATCAGCGTAACCTTCAAACTGAGCATCGGTTGTGTTATATCTAAAGTAACCGTTAGCACCTGTAGGTCTTTGAGCTGTTGTACCACTTGGTACGTGTATCGCATCTGTAGCACTTCCAACGTCTAATGAAACATCTGGAGAAGCATTTAGAATACCTACACGATTATTAGTTGAATCAACTTTTAAAGTGTTTGTATCGACTGTAAGGTCTCCAGAGATTGTACCACTAGAAGCTGTAAGTCCTGCAATAATTAAATCTGCAGCAGCATAACCTGTAGCACCTGTGTTGACCGTAGTAGCTGGTTCTGTTTGCGTATCAGCAAATAATCTAAATGTATTATCTGTTGATGCATCATAGAATAGACCAGCATATTTTGTTGTGCTTGATTCTACATATTTACCATAAAGTCCAAAGTCTGTAGCGTTACCTGTGTTACCATTGGTAAGCCCTGTAAAGTTATCGTCAGATACAATAGGACCAGTTTGTGTAGTCGTACCTGTAACTGTTAAGTTTCCTGAAACTACTAAGTCATTAGAGACTGTTAAATCATTGGTAATGGTTACATCGCTTGGTAAACCATAAGTAATTGTACCTGAACTTTCAGAAACATCAACCTCGTTAGAAGTTCCAGCAAATGTTATAGTTCCTCCAAGAGCTATAGCTGTTGAACTTGTTACTGCAGAAACTGTAATACTTGAGTTTGCAAGTTTTGCATTTGCAATTGAACCTGCTAACTGAGCATTAGTTATAGTTCCTGTTAAAGAACTTGTCGGGTAATTCGTTGCATCAGTAAGGTCAAAGGCTGGTGTAGCATCTGAAGCACCTAGTGCTAAACTTATACCACCGTATGAAACTGTAGAGTTTGAAAGTTTACTGTTAGCAATACTTCCTGCTAACATTGTATTCGTTACTGTACCACTATCGCCTGAACCTACTAGAGTTCCTGCTGTAGCTGGTAAAGTTAAAGTTGGGTTACCACTAAAGCTACCGTGTGCTGGTGCTTGTAATCTTGCATAATGAGCATTAGCTGATTCACAATAAAAATCTATGTATGATTGTGTGCCACCATTTTTAATTGATATAGCACCTTGTGATATTTGTACACCGTTAGTTGAACCACCACCAATACCTAAAGATGTTGTAATCTCTGCTGCTGCTGGAATACCTATTGTAACTGCGTTACCTGTAGCAGAAGTTTCAATCTCGTTAGATGTACCACCGATTGTTAAAGTTTCACTATCAAGGTCTATGGCTATCGTGCCACTGTCTGTTGTTAAATCTAAATCTTGAGCAGTAACTTGAGAATCTACATAAGCTTTAATAGACTGCTGGGTAGCTAATTGTGTAGCTGAATCAGAAGCCATATTATCTTCATCTAATATTGCAGTACCTGATACGCCTGTATTGATTACAGGGCTTGTAAGTGTTTTGTTTGTTAAGGTTTGAGAGCCTGTCAGTGTAGCAACTGTAGAGTCTATATTAACTGTTACAGTGTTACCTGAACCTACTGTATCTAAACCTGTTCCACCAGCGATTGTGAGAGCTTCTGAGTCGAGGTCAATTGAAAGTGCACCTCCACTATCTCCTTGAAAATCTAAGTCCTGTGCGGTCACCTGAGAGTCTACATAAGCCTTGATAGATTGTTGGGATGCAATACCTGTAGCACTGTCTGAAGACATATCATCTTCATCAAGAAAAGCTTTACCATCTAAAAGATTTAACTCTGCTGCAGTTGATGTAACACCATCAAGAATGTTGAGTTCTGCAACTGTTGAAGTAATACCATCAAGAGTATTAATTTCAGCAGCAGTAGCAGTTACTCCATCAAGAATATTTAGTTCGGCTGCTGTGGATGTTACTCCGTCTAATATGTTTAGTTCAGCAGCAGTAGAGGTAATAGCAGTGCCATTAAAATTAATAGCATCTAAGTAAGCTGTTCCATCAATGTAAATATCTTTCCATTCTTTTGAAGAGCTTCCTAAGTCATAAGTGTTATCTGTGTTTGGTATAACATTTGAATCAATTTCAGCAGCTAAGTTAATGCTGTCAGTGTCTGCATCACCAAATGTAAGATTACCAGAGATAGTAGCGTTACCTGTGACTGTAAGATTACCACCAACACTTACGTTACCTGTTGTAGTAACTGTATCTGTGTAGGTATCTTTAAATCTTAAACTTGTTGTACCTAAGTCAACATCACTGTCTGTGACAGGAACAATAGCCCCATCAGAGATATAAAGTTGTTGTACCGGGCTACTAGATACTTCTACATAAAACTCAATAAAGTTATTGGTTGTATCTATCAGTACTTTGTTGTTCGGAGAAGTTTCTCCTGCATCACCAATCAGTCCTATAACAGGTCCTTCGGCTGTTGTGCCATCGTGTTTGTGCCCTGTAGAGTTGTGAAAAGCGTTTACAAGTTGGTTAAATTCGTTATTAAATAAAGCAGCAGTGATTGTATCACCGTCTGCAAACGAACTTTGTCTAGTGTAACTTGCCATTATTTATTCTCCGTGTGTTTTGTTTTTAGGAATTATCTGTGATATAAGTTTTTCCTGTAGTAACTGCTGTTGTATAGCTAGACTTATCTGATGAGTCTCCTGCTACATCTGGGTCTGTGTAAGCCAAGATAAGTTCGATGTGGTCTACATTTCTTTGAACCACTTCATTTATCTCTGTTTGAGTCCATGTAGAAGCTACTACATTTCCTTCTATGTCATTAGATGCTCCTGCATATATTGAATTAGCACCTTGAGTGTTAATGTCATTAATAAGCGTTACGCTATCGGTTGCTGCTGTTAATACTTCTGTTACTGTTGTCATTTTATTCTCTTAGTTGTGATTTAAGTGTTTCAACTTCTGCTGAAAGTTCTTGTATAGCTTTTACAAGCATTGGTACTAAAGCACCATCTGCTACATTTTGAACACCATCGGGAGACTCTCTCCAAATAGAATGTCCTTCTTTTATTTCAGGATGTGCATCTATTGCTGTTTTTACTTCCTGTGCTATAAAACCATGATTGGTTTGTTTAACTTGACCTTGTACTGGTTCTTCTGAATCAGCATCATAATAGTTTACAAAGTCCTCAGATATATCTTTTTTAGATTTCCAATTATAGGTTATAGGTCTTAAATCGTTAATAAAAGAAAGTCCTGCTGTTGAGTCTTGAATGTTTTCTTTAAGTCTTTCATCAGAATGAGCAGACCAAGAAGTTGTACTTCCATTAAGTGCAATATGAACTCCATTACCACTAATACCTATTGTTGCTGTTGCTGCTCCTTGTCCTAAAGCATAACGACCATAGACACCCTCATTACTAACCGTAGCTGATGAAGTTCTAGCATAAGCTCCTACAACAGTATTATCAGAGCCTGTTGTTACAGCATTTTGATAATGACCTGCATGATAGCCTATAAAAGTATTAGTACCTCCTGATGTTACATCGCCCCCTGCTTCATAACCTATAAAGGTATTTTCAGTACCAGTATTTGAAGTTCCTGCATTATAACCTACAGCAGTATTAGCATTAGTTGTAGTAGTGGCTTGTAAAGCGTAAGTTCCAACTGATGTGTTATAAATTCCAGTAGTGTTTGCATATAAAGCACTTCTGCCAACTGCTGTGTTTTTTGATGCTGTAGTATTATTAGCTAAAGCATTAGAGCCTATTCCAACATTATCTGAGCCTGTAGTATTAGAGCCAATTGCATTTACACCTATGGCTACATTTTCAGCTCCTGTTGAATTAGCATCTAAAGCATTTGAGCCAACTGCTGTGTTATAGGATGCTGTGGTGTTGGCATACAGTGCTGCATAACCTAAAGCTGTATTGTAATTACCTGTTGTGTTGGTGTCTAAAGCTTCATTACCTATTGCAGTATTTACTGCACCTGTGGTATTTGCTGTGAGTGCATTGTAACCAACTGCTGTATTTGTATGACCTGTTGTGTTTGCTGTTAAAGTACTAAAACCAACCGCAGTATTATTATCACCACTTGTTAAAGCATTAAAAACACCAACACCTAAACCTGTGTTGTAATTAGCTGCATCAATTGTACCAGTTGTCGTATCTCCAATCATTATGGAAGATGTGCCAAAAGTTTTGAATGCTGGTATATCTACATCTAAAACTGAACTTGTTACTTTTGTTATTGCCATCTTTGTTTATCTCCTGCCTGAAGGTATAAAGTCTACGTAAAGACCATTAATTGTGTATGGAGGTTTTGTATCCTCACTTATAAATGTAAAATTGTTACTGTGTCCACTGCCTTGTAAAGCTACTCTGACTAGAGGATTTTTACCACCACCAAATACATTGGTTGCAAATATTGCTTCACCAAAAACAGACGGAGGATTAATAGTTCCTAAGTCAAATAGATTAGGTGGCTGTGGTGTATCTGTATTACCATAATCAAATCTAACTTGAACGTCTGGTTCTACAAGACCTTCTGCACTTGCTGAAACTTTTACAAAGTGTAAAGTTTTTAAAGTTCCTAAATCACCGTAGTCATAATCAGGAGTTTCATATCTTGCTAAAATAGCAGTACCATCAAAGTCATTACCTGAATCGTGTATATACACATAACCTCCAGTAGACCCGTGATAATGTTCCTCAACCCCAACCTCATTAAATCCAGCTCCTATTTCTGTAACTTCTATTCCTCTTGTTTCTGACCATTCAAAACCGTTAGGTCTTAACGTACCTACAATTCCTCTTTGTTGGTTTGCATCAACGGTAGCATCTGTATAAAATAATTTATATTGAGACTTGTCTCTGTGTACCATACTACTTATTGTGTAAGTATTGATAGAGTTTGCAAGGTCTGTAACTAAAGGCTGTATAGCTTTACTGACAGTTCCTAACTCAACGTCTCCAATTCTTGCAGTACCAGCAACGGTTCTTAATCCGTCTGGTGCCAAGAAGATAAGGTCACCACCTATCTCTTGAATACTGTAACCACTTAAACAGCCTACGTTTTCTGCGATAGGGTCAATACGAATATTATTTGAATCGTTAATATTGACAAGTTTGTGTAAACTATTTTCACAGAAAACAATTAAGTCTTCACGGAATCCTCTAATACCTACAACTTTATCTGAAATGGTTACTGAACCTGCTCCAGAACCTGTAAAGTTATCAGGGTCATTATAAACGCTGTAGTAAACTGTGTTTTCGTTGTCTTCAACACCAGCAGCAATTAAATGATGGTCGTGACTTGTAACGTGTGTTACGCCTTTAGTACCTGTAACAGTTATCTCTTCGGTAAAAAATGTTCTAGAGCTTAAAGCTCCTGTACCTTCCATTCTAAAACTAAAAGGCTTATTAGCTCCATCGGCTATAATTATCTCACCGTAGTCTTGTCCAGCACCTTCAAAGATTGCAAAACTTATTTGACCTTGTCCAGTTCTGGCTGTAACACTTTTACCTGTAAAGGTTGCGTAATCATCACCTCCACCAGCAGATAGTTTATTAATGGTCACCCATGTAATACCATCTTGACTAAAATAAATGTTAGTACTTGCACAGGCTATAACGCCATCAGCATAAGGAGTAACACCTAAAATTGTATCAGCACTTCCAGTTGGTTGTACTGCACTAGCACCACCAAACTTTGCAAAGCCATTAATACGTCTATATCCACCCTCAATAGAGACTTCAAAGTTTCTAAGTTCTCTAGCTACACCGGGACTTTTAAGTAAGTCTATTGAATTACTAGACTTAACTAAACCACCGGAACATGCAACTGTATAAGGTTGTGATGCTGCCATAAATTAAAAGTATCTTCTGTCGTCTGTCATTGCACGAGGAGTTGGGTTTACCAGATTAGACTTCATAGTCCTCATCGCTTTTTTATAATCATCCATAGCAAAAGCTGCTTGTTGTGGAGATTCTTTAAACTGCCAAATATAATATCTTGTCTTTGCAGTTATAACATTCGTGTATTGTTCTGGAAATACAACTGTGTCTCCGTGTGCTACAAGTTTTGTAGGCTTTTCAAATGCATAAAAGTGTACGTTGTACTCTTTATCAGGTATTGGACTTAAGCCAAACTTCCTTGCATCTGGTGATTTAATAACAAACTTTGGTTCTCCATAAGCTTGTGTATTAGCATCATCTTCGTTTTCAC